GCTAACTTCTGTAACTTTAGCTGTATCTACAACATCATTAAGATCTGCTTGAAAATCTTGTATTTGGTCTAAACCACCACCCAAAATAGCATCAAGCTCTGCTTTTGATCGACCACCTCTAGCTTCAGCATCTCTAAAATCTGTTAAAGCTCCAGCACCTTCTCCGTAGTAAGGAGAATCGTATGTTGAAATATCTTTTAAAAATGGCGTACTTTGTAATGTTTCTTCTGGAATTAATGCAGTTGCTATACCCCTTAAAGCGGGTCCAAATATTCCTTTAGCTCTTCTAGGGTAATCTTTAACAATAGAACTGTAACTTTGACTTTTACCATAATTCGGATCGTATTGAGAAAGTCTATTGTCTGGCGCAACTCGATCTATAAATTCTTGAGTATCTTTCATTAAAGGTATTTCTTTTCTACTAACTACAGTATTAAGAATGACTGATAATTCAGGGCTAAAAGATATTTGTCCAGCAGACGCACTATTTTTTAAAGCAAATAACTCACTATCAGGTAGAGATCTTAACTGTTGTTCAAAAGATAAAGGATCGTAGTATTTAGTGCTACCATCAGTTAAAACAACATACCCTTGGTTAGCACCACCACCATTTGCAAACATCTTTCTATTAAGAAAGTTCATGTTAGTTTCCTCGGCCAGGTACTAAAGCTCCGTAAGCAGAGAAAGCTGCCCCAAGACCTTGAGCGCTTGGATCAGGAGCCATACCGTATGTAGAATCAATCTGACTTCCTGCTTGTTTGTAGCCAGGTAGTAAAGAACCAATACCCTGCATAGTTTGTAACGGCCTCATTTGCTGTTGCAACTGCTGAGTAAATTGTCTTTGATTTTGTAGATCTGCAATATTTCTACCAGCAGCACCTAAGCCCATTAACTCAGATCTTTGACCTCTGTTTAATGCTTCTAAGTTTTGACCAATACCAGCAAGTTGACCGCCATATCCTGCTAATTGAGATCCTAATTGAGAAGCGCTAGCTCCTCTTTGTGCGCCTATACCTAACAGACCTGAAGCCGCAGACCTTTCTGCTTGTTTTTGTCTTGCAAATTCTCCAAGACCTGTTTGTTGCGCTTGTGAAAAACCTCTTGATCTAATGTTTGATAGTGCATCACCTAGACCTCTACCGAGAGCTTCTCTTCTTTCATCTGCACTTAACCTAGCCCTAGATCCAAAAGCTGATTCGCCACCAGCTGAGATAGCTTGCGCTCTTGCCGCTATATCTTGTTGATCGCCAGCTTTCATTACATCATCAATAGTTTGTTGAACAACTGCGTCCTCGTAAGGATTATAAAATTGTTCTGTCATGCTAGGATCATAAGCACCTACGGTACCCTGAATAAGATCTTGAGCTTGAGTAAAGTAAGGATCTTGTAATTGTTCTGATCTTCTAGATTGTTCTATAGCCTGATTAACTAAATCTTGTTGTTGAGTAAAGAATGGTTGAAATGCACCAAGGCCAGCTTGCGCTCTTTGTCTTGCTTGAGTTTCTAATGGATCTAAACCAGCTGTTTGTTGTAAAGGAACATCACTTCCTATTAAGTTCGCACCAGCTTGTTGTAATTGATTATAAAAACCAGGAGTGCCGTCAGTACCAAAATATAAAGCCCGTATAAGCGGGTCTGTTATAGTTTCTGCGGTTCTTTGACTTTGAAGTACGGGATCTACTGTATTAGCCATTATGCCATACTCCCTGAAGCGTTATATTTTTCAAATGTGTCCATTAGTTTATTCATTACATCTACACCTTTTTCTCTATCTGGTTGACTGGATGCTATCAACTCAATACCTTTTTTTGTTTTATTAAATTCAAAACCACCAGCGCCGTTGTTAGCAGCAGCCGTCATAACAAACTCACCATCACTAAGCATAGCTGGTATATCATCAGAGGTTCCTGTACCAGGACCAACTGACTCACCGCCTTCTCGCATATCTAGTTCGCCTATTGCAGCTAAACCACCTTTATTAAATTGTTGTCTGCCGTATCCAATAGGACCACCAAAGGCCGCTGCTTTTCTTACACCTAAATCAAAACCAGCAAATACAGGAGCTGGGTTTAGATCTGGTCTTATTGATTGTCTAATGTCGGTTAAACCACCTTCGGTTTTCTTTGCTGCATCTTTAACAGCTTTACCGTATAACAAAGCTAAAGCAGCCATTTGTGGGTTTATGCCAGAGCCTCCTCCGCCCCCACCAGAAAATATTCCATCTCCTCCAGGACCTGTATTTAGTGCTTGTTCAACAGATTCTGGCAAAAGTTTTGCACTTAAATATTCTATTGGTCCTTTACCTTCTAAAGGACCTTGCTCAGATCCAATACCAGTAACTCCTCTAATTACGTTTCCTGTTTTATTTAAAATAGTTCCACCTGGCATATTTAAAGTTTGACCAGCTGATATAACATTAGGATCAGTAATTCCAGGATTAGCCTCCATAATAGCTTCTACGGTTGTATTGTTATCTGCTGCTATTTTACTAAGAGAGTCACCTTGTTGCACTACAGTTCTTTTTGGAGCAAGAGGATTAAAGCCTTGGGGTCCTCCTACATAATCAACAAATTGTCCTGTATTTACATCAAACTGACCTGTTCCCCCACCAAAAGCTCCAAAGTATCCTTGTTGCTGGTCGCTTGCCATACCTTTTAGCACGTTTTTACCATATCCAACAAGATCAAGTTTTCCGCCAACTTTTCCTATATTTGAAAACGCGTCTCCAAAACCTTTACCCATAAAGTCGCCAGAGGTTATAGATTTAAGCGCACCATCTTTACCAAATACACTTTGATTACCACCAGCCATTACGGTCATGATGTCACCTAAACCACCTTCACCTTTAGCAAGTTTAAGCGCAGCATTACCTTTTTGATAAACAGCAGCAAACGGTTGCCAAGGGCCAGGTATGACAGCGGCAACAGGTGCTACTTTTTTAACAACCTTCTTAACGCTTTTTGCTAATTTTTTTAGAAAACCAAACTCTGCTTGTCCTGTAATAGGATTAATAGACATGCCTTGACCCACTTCATACTCTCTCGGATCCAAGCCAACTGCTTGCATTTCTTTCTTAATAAGTGATTTTGTTTTGTCTGATATGACTGGAGGAACGACCATCTCGCCTTTTGCAACGTGGGCCATAAAGCGATCTTCGTTGCGTCCTAAAGCTGCTAAGCCTTTTCCTGAGTTGTCTACTATATTCATTTTTAAATTTTACCCTATTCTTCTGTACATTTTAACCAAAATACAAGTAAGTATCTATTTCCTGATTCTACCGATAGGCCTCTATGCATATGGGTAAAGCTCGGAAATATTAGAGCGTGGCCTGTAGGTAATGGTTCAACTGTACCACGATTTAAAAACTCAGTCCCGCCCCCTTCGTACTCACCTGTATTTAAGGGGACAACCATACTAATGTCGGCACTAGCATCATGATGCCAAGCGCCTTGTTTTTTATCCTTTAAATTATAATTAGCTATTTGAATACCGCCACCATTAACGTGCCTATTCCAAATATTTAAGAATATAGGATTACCTATAGTATATATTGTTTGAAACAAAGATTGATAGATTTCTGGACAATTATCTTGAAAAGTTATTTCTGGTATTTGTCTTAAAGTATCTTCTTCTGGATTAGGCTGAAAGCCATAAAAACTTTCTAGGTTTTGTATTTCATCTAACAATATAGAACAAAACTTTTGTGAAAAGAAAGGAACCGTATATACATCTTTTAACGGCTCTTTTATAACTTCGTGTAGTTTTGTTGGTTCTGGGTTGTTGCTGCCTTGGTTGTTATAAAAGTCTATTATGCTTGGCAAAGACTCTTGGACCGCATTAAATGTTTCTTTTTCTATATACCAATCAGCAGGATGCTCAAGCAATATATTCTTAGTCTTATATTCGTTTTTTATAGCTAACTCAACCATTATTAAAGTTAGTGATGTTTATAGATATATCTCCACCTGTAATAATATCTATCTTACCTAATGATAATGTAGCTTCAAAACCAAAATTGTTTGCTCTTTCGCCTATATCAACCCATTTAGATCCTGTATAAACCTGTAAAACGCCTAAAGTAGTATTCCATATAATACTGCCTGGTAAAAAGTTAAATTGAAGTTTATCTGCATCATTAACCTGTTGAGTGCTATCAACATCAACTGCACCTAAGTTAATTTCTAAAATTCTTGTAAGTCTGTTAAATATATCGGGGCTAACTGAACCTACAGCAATTGGAAGTTGCGTTTGTAGAATCTTGCTCATCTCTTGCCGTCAGTTCTTACATCAATCCTTGTAGCTCCTAATCTCCACCCAATACCTAAATTACCGTTGTTTGTTGCATCATCATCTGACTCAAATCTTAAAACCATTTGCCTTGCTCTACCCCTAACAAATGCTTGTTGAGTGTTTGCTTGTATAGAGCTTGTTGAATTAACAGACAAAGAATCACCTGGATAGTTTCTTGTTTTAACTACAACATTTACAGATCCATTTTCGCTGTTATTTTGTAAAAATTTAAAGTCTGGAATAATTTTTTGTATAAAAGTAAATTGTTCTCCATCACCTAAATCAAAATCAGAACTTTCTATAAACACATTAGTCATAGGAGATCCATCATCGTCAAAGCCTAGTTCTTGTTGATACAAGTACCCATTACTAACTGCTCTAGGAAAATTTTCTATCCCAGCATCTAGCCAAGCTGTTCTACTTAATGACCCATAAAACCAAACATTTTCTGCATAATTGTAAATAACATACTTATCTATTTCATTACTAGAAGAAGAACAATAAAACCACCCTACTTCATTTTTATCTGCAATAGTAAAAGCATTAATTTTAAAAGATTGAGTTAAGTTAATGTCAGAAAATACATAATCTTGAACGGTACAAGGAACTGTTTGCACACTACCGTTGTAAAGGTAAAAGTTATTGTAGCTCATCCAGAATACACCTTGAGGAGCAGTAACAGCTGCTTTAGGGCCAAGCAATCCTGTTCCCTCATTGATTAAATTAACTCCAAATGTAAATGGAGGGCCAATAAACTGCATACTATACAAAGCAGTATCGGTCCAAACCAATATTTCTTGCCTAGATTTAACTGCACCAATAATAGAGGAACCAGAAGATAATCTTAAAGATCCTGCTGTATTTGTTGTTTGAGGCTCAAAGTCTAAAGCATTTTCTTGATCACTAAATGCAATTAACATAGGGTCAACAGCTCCAGTTCTAACGCCTCCTGATAGTGGATCTGCACCCAATACAATTAAATGACGATCTTTTTCTGAAGTAATAACTTGTAAACCTACTGTTGGTACTTGATTAGCTCCAGCTGTAGTAGAAAGATTAACAGCTCTGGTTGTAACGCTGTTATTTTCAACCCATCTATATATTCCTCCACCTCTTTGATTAATAATTAAATCTTCTCCAAAGTTATCATGAGTCCACAATCTAAGTTGATTAGTAGAAGATAATGCTGTTGCAGATCCAAAGGCTCCTTCTCCCCACCCATTTAAACCCCAACCAACACCAGGCACATAAACATCCAAGCCTACATTTACTTGATACGCTCCAACGGTTGATCCTCCACCATTACCGCTGTCTCCTGCTGCTGCTAATACTGGATCGCCATTAGTATCTTTTGCTTCAATTGTGTAAGAATTAGAATTTACGATTGTAGCTATTTGATATTCTTGATTAAGTACCGTAGCAGTAATATTACCGCCTAAAGATGATGCTCCTGAAAATGTTACAAAATCATTTTGTACTGCCCCATGAGCTGTATCAGAAACGGTAATTGTCGCATCTCCATTTCCAACCTTAGCAAAGGTAACGTCTCCAGCGCTAGTTGTAGATCTAATAGGAGTAACATCATTAAAAGAAGACCCTTCTTCTATATAGTATTTCCAAGTTGTACCTAAACCTAAGTATTTTGTTCCAGCTAATGCTATCCAAGGATGCAAAGCCCTGCAAGTTCCTAAAAAAGTATTGTTATTATTTTTAGCCCAACCACCAAACTTTTCAGGCCTACCTTTTCTAAAACGAACAAGGTTGCAGTCAAACCAACCGCCCTCATTATCATAATCAGTACCTTCTCTGTTGATACCTGGTTTAAATATTGCTTTCTGTAACGTCATTTAATGATTCTAGTTTTGGTGTTTTATTTACATATAACAAAGTTTCTAATAAAGATTCTTTAGAATCTATTTTATTTAAACTGCCTATAGTTTTTGCGTATTCAGTTGAGTTGTTCTTTTTATCAACAGGAACAAAAATAACTTTATTTATCGGCAAAGCAACCAAACAGAAAAAGTCTATTTGACCGTCTCCATATCTTACCATTTTATTTTGTCTAGTGTTATTAGAAGTTCTTCGTCCAGATCTTATTTCCCAACGGTAATAATCTGTTTTTGCTCTTTTGTAAATTTTGTTTGTTGTTTTAACTTGAACTCGGTAAAGTTTGCCTTGATGATCAAGTATTAAATCAGACCTATGATTTGATGGAGACATAATAACTGAGTCGCAATATCTAAGCATGTAAGATGCTGCTAGATATTCACCAGCCAAAGCAATTCTAGCTGTAGAATGAGGCATAAGCCCTTCCTATAAATTTAACCGCTGTTAAACCTTACCCCATTCTTTGCCTTCAAACAATAAAGACTCAGCGTTTCTTCTTCTAACCAAACCTTCATTTACTTGTTTATTTACTTTATTCCATCTTCTCATTTGATTAGGAACTTCTTCGTATTTACCCTCGTTTAAAACTTTTAACAAGGTAGAGCTTTTTAAATTAGCAGGCCCAAGGTTGTATACCCAAGACACCAAAGCATCAAACTGAGATTGATTTAAAGGCACTTTTACAAGAGAGTTTACATAATGCTCGTACTCATCCTCTAATTCTTGCCAAAGCATAAATTCAGCTTTTTCTTTAGACCAAACATCACCTTCTTTAACATCTTTGGTATGGCCGTATCCTATTGTCCAAACGCCTGCTGGACATTTATATGCAACTGCTTGGCCGTCATCATTAACAGGCAAGCCTTCAAATTTTTTGATGATACAAAAACCTTCGTCTGAAGTATGCATTAGGTTCCGAATACGATTGTTACGAAAGCAATTAATAAAGTTCCCATAAAACCGAAAGTCCCAAAAACTGCCATTCTTAGGGTTCTGTTTAAATCGTTCATTTCTTGCTTTATCTCTGCTGTTTCTTTGAATATGCTTTTCCATCTTTCCTCACATTTCGCTTCGTGCGATTTTAAGTCTGATGCAACAGATTGAACTGTGGTTCTACTCGTCATCTTTTTTATCACCCGTATTGGATGCTCCAAAGTAAAACGATATAACTGCTGACGCCAATCCACCTAAATATCCTAACACTAAATTAATTAAAGCTTCACTATTTTGTTCGGGTGGTTGCAAGGTTACTAAAAATATGTAACCCATAAAACCGCCAACAACAGCAATACCCATAATTCTAGCAGTCCAATCTTTGCTAAAGTTTTTTCTAGCATCTTGTTTTTCTACTGTTTCTAACCTAAATATATCTACATCTAGCTCTCTCATCTGAAGTTCAAAATCTTGTTCAGCTTTTTTAAGTTCTA